GCTCTGGAAGAACTCCAGCACCTCGTCCCTTTCAACACCGTCCGCACCCTCTTTCTTCTTCCTGCTGACATAGCGGGGTGCGTCCGCTATCATCATCAGCAGTGTCTGGTAGTTGATTCCGTCCAATATGTACTCCTTGCTCCAGCCGGTGGCTTCGGCAATCTGCCATATCAGGCCGAAGGGGCTATGGGAACTCTCGTAGTTCCTTAACTCCCCTTGCTTTCCTGGCTCAGCCTCAGTCTCAGGGGATTCGCCATCTCGACTGATCTGATAATATTGATAAAAGACTTGGTTCCCAGCAGCATGATGAACCGCGTCAGTGCCGCCATCAGGTACGGCGTGTCCACCCAGTTCCTGAAGACCCAGGCCAGGGGTCTCCCCGCCAGCCTTGAGCGGAGTGTGGTGCAGCACACGGCCAGGGCGGCCATCCTGGAGATATCCCTGCCGTGGTCTGAGAGGAACCTCATCTCATCCTCCTTGGTGAACTTCCGCATCTGCTCCGCCGTCACGCCCATGCCGAGGTATATCCCGGCAATCCTGATCTGGGTGGAGAGCCGCGGCCGTCTCATCGTGAGGCGGATCACCCAGGGCTTCTTCCTGAAGGGGATCCTGATGGCCTTAAGAGGGACGGAGACCCCGGCGTCAAGCAGGGTCTCCGCCGTTTCCTGTTGCACAAGCCGTCCGTCCATACGGTCAGCCCTCCGTCGTGAAGTCTATGCTGTAGGGCGATCCGCCGCCGTCCGGGGCGAGCACCTTCAGCGTCACCTGGACCTTCGAGACCTCCGTCAGCGTAAGGTTGCCGTTCAGGTTGGCCTGTACCGTCGCTTTGGGGATTCCGATGACTGCACCGCTCTTGGTGGTGATCTCGACGGGGCCCGTCACGCTGACCAGGTCCGACGGGGCGTTCCACTTCTTGTTGGAAGAGGTGAGCGTGCCGCCCATCACGGCCTGGAGGTTGGTGGGATTGAGTTGGATCAGGTTGAACTGCGGCGCGATGGTGCCGTTCTTCTGCAGAAGCACCAGTACCGGGGCGGCAGGAACCTGCTCGGCCTCCACGTCAACGCTCTCGGGGGCTGTGCCGCCCCACTGGAAGGAACCCTTCTCAATGTAGCCGATGAGCACGTTGTTGATCTTCAGGGAGGCTATGCCATAGATAAAATTCTCATTCATTTCGACTGTTGTTTGTTGTTAATAATCATTATATACGCTAACACTATTAAGGCGAACTCGATGGTAAGGACCGATACCAGTTGCGTCCACGAACAGCCTCCTGCGGGCTGGCCGCGCGGCTGGGGAGCGGGGCTGGCGCCGGCGCGGCCGGCGGTGCTGTCAGACAGCGTCACGTCCGTCCCGGCCCTTACGCGGATGTCAGGTGCGGGATTCCGCATGCCCGTCGCACGGATCCTCAGGCTGTCGCCCTTCCCCCTGCTGACCGACACGGCGGTGCTCCCCTCCTGGCAGTTGTACCCTGCCCCTTCCGGAAGCGACGCCAGCCACTCCAGCGGAACGCACAGTTCCGCGCTTTCCGGCGCGGGGGTGCCGAGGCCTGTCAGTTCCAGGCTTACGCCTGTCCCGACGTCCGTCGTCATCTGCCTTTTCAGTTCCGCGCGGGCCGCCGTCTTCGTCGAGCCGCAACTCACTGAGCACAGGGCACTGGCTGTGATAGTCACACAGAGGAATAGCCTCAATAGCCCTTGTAAGCCGGTTGGTCGTGCGGCGCGTGCGCGCATTCTCTTCTTTGAGTTCATTGATCTGTTCGTTAAGTTCCTCATTCTTCTTCTGCATGGCAAGCAGCAGAACCGACACGTCCTCGTACATCTTCTTGAAGGTGTCGTGGATTTCCTTCTTCGAGCGGGCCTGGCTCACCTTGCGGTTCAGGATCCAGCCGAAAACGGTTCCGAGGACGGTACCGAGCCAAGGGAGTATCTGGAGTATCGTTTCCATTGCGTTTGAATGCAGTTCTAATCCTGTTTGATTCCGATTTCGAGAAGCCACTTCTGCACGGGGAAGGAGGGACAGGCCTTCGACGGGTTCAGTTCCCGGTGGCCCACGATCCTCACCCCAGGGTGCTTGCGGTGGAAGTTCCTCACGTACCTCTCCATGGCCTTCCGCTGTTCCGGGGTCCTGGTGTCCTTCGGGTTCCCATCCCTGTCCGTCCCGCCGACATATACGACGTGGCGGCTCACGGAGTTGTACCCGGCGGCGCCATTGGTGACCTCCCACGGATCGACCTCGGCATCCTCGTTGTTGCCTACAAGGCGCTCCACGCCGCCGTTCAGGTGGAACATGTCGGTGTAGCCGACCTGCTTCCAGCCGTTGCCCCGTGGCTTGGGGTCGCAGTGCCAGTGCCGGATCTCGGCACTGGTCACCTCGCGGCCCTCCGGGGTTGCGGTACAGTGGATTACAAGATACTTAAGCCTGGCCATGGGGCGCGGATTACTTGGAGGTGTCTGTATCGCCGGGAGCCGGTGCAGGGGAAGGCTCCGACAGGACCCTGTCGGCCTTCTGGCCGCCCTTGAACTCCTTGGCGAGTCCGCGGTCGATAAGTGACTGGGCGCGCTTCTCATCCTGCACTTCCAGGATGGTGCCCTTCTCGTACATCGTCACGTGATCATGCTTGTCACGGAACGCATCGGTTACCTTTACCTTCATGGTCAGTCCTCCTTATTCGTTGGCGGCCATGGCCTGGGTCACGGTCACGGTCTTGGTTACCTCCGTGCCAGCGATGCCGATGGTCACGGTGGCCACGCGGGTGGCCTCGCCCTCAGCGTCGTAGGCGTATGCCTCACGGGTGAACGTCACCTTGTTGCCGTTGGCGGCCACGGTGAGCCACTGGGAGTCGCTCTCGGCCGTCACGCCAGCGCCGTTAGAGGTGGCGTAGGTGCGGTTGTTGCTGCCTGACGTGGCGGGCACGGTCAGGCTGTCGTCGCCGGAGATCGTGGGTGTCTGGGTTGCCTCGGCGGCTGCCGTCGTCAGGGTGATCTCCCTCCTGACGGTCGGGTCATTGTCGAGCGTCAGGGTGACGGTCTCCGTGACGGCCTCCTCGTCCTCATTGGTGGCTGCCGTTACGACCAGACGGCCGTCCTTCGCTTCGACAATGTACTTGCCGGACGTGCGGCTGAAGGAGAAGTCACCAGGAGCCGTGACGACCACGAACTTGGTGCCGCCCGTGCAGGGGAAGTTGACATTGTCGGTATCGACGGTGATCGCCTTCTCGAGAACGGGGAAGTCGGGATCATCGCGCGTGTCCAGGATCACGACCTCCTCGCCGAAGGCAATGTTGGTGTCGGCACGCATCTTCATCTTGAAGAAGTAGAGGTCGCTGGCAGCACTGACCTTGTCGATCTGGATGACTTTGTCGTCGTTGACCAGGTTCACGGCGGCAAACAGGTTGGATGTCGTCTCGTGGGGCGAGCAAAGGGTGGCCATGATCAGACCGTCGGGCCAGCCCACGAGCGTCTCGATGGGCACGCCCTTGAACGACTTCTTGTTCAGGTCCGTCTCGTCGGAGTTCTTGTGCTCGCGGTTGGTCAGTTCCTCATCATACTCCTCCCAGTCGGCAGGGCTCATGATGTAGCGCAGTTCACGGCGCTCCTTCATGGCCTCGGGTATATGGGAGCGGATGGCATAGAGTTTCCCGGTGATGGTCTCTGCCGTGCTGGCAATGCGGATGACGTCGGGGTCTCTCTTCAGACGGTAGAGGATACCGTTCATCAGGTGCTCGTCATCCAGCGGGTCGCTGCTGTACTCGCCATTAATGAAATGGCCGCCCAGTTCGAACTGCACCTGCTTCGACATGGCGTCGAGCAGTTCATTCTGTACGTTTGGCGGCAGTTCGTAGAACACGAGGTTGCCTGTCGGCTGGAACGGGCGCCAGATGTGGTCGAAGGTGTCCGGGTTGAACACGGTGAAGACCAGCATCTCCTCCGGCTCCAACTGGTGCTCGGAATAGATGAAGTCGCCCTTTGAATCGGTTACCTGGGGGTTCGGGTTCGGCTTGCGAAGCATCTTCTTCACCTTCAGGCGGGGGATGGCGACCTTGTCCTTGACGGCGGGAATGACGCAGATCAGGCCCTTGTCCACGATCTGGCAACCCGTGATCGCCGTGGTGAGCAGCCGGTTAAGGACCTCACCATTGTAGTTTGAGTTTTGGATTACTAATGCCATAGTTCACGTTTTTATTGTTTACACTCTCGTTCTGACTCTCGGTACCATAGGTTGCTGCGGATCCGCAACTCCATTTCTGACGCGTGTCCATAAGCCTACTTGTTTACGCAGTCGTAACGGGCCTTGATACCGTTGAAGGCCTCAGTCCAGTGGTCTTTCCCACCTTGCTGCACGACACCGATATCATCCATGACACGCTTAGCGGGCTTCAGTGCCTCGACAGTTGACTTGCCCTTCTCGAAGTCCTGCTCCAGCAGGGCCTCGAAGGCTGGGCGCGTGGCTTCGCTGATGCGGCCGTCCCTGACGGCGCCATCGAGCAACTCTTTCTTCCTCGCCTCGAAGGCTGCCGCCTCCCTGGCCTTGAAGTCCTGGTTCTCCTGCTTGAGGGTGGCGTTCTCCGTGGCCAGCGCGGCCGCTCCGTTCGCCTGCCCCTCCAGTTGTCCGAGCCGTGCCAGGACCTCCTGGTCCGTAGTGCAATCCTTGAACTGCGGATTCTTCTTGATTTCATCGATTAATGCCATATTGCTTTTGTTTAAGTTATCCGCCTCTTCCAGGCGGTTGTTGAATGTCTGGTAAATCTGCTCGGGGGTGGAGTCTTCCGGTACGGGGTCGGTGTCATAGATCCCGTCCACGAACCCCTTCTCCAGGGCCTCGGCAGCCGTCATCCAGTGATCCCTGCCGTCGAAATAGGCGGCTTTGAACTCCTCGTGTGTCAGGCCGGCCCTCTTCGCATACATGCCGGCGAGCGTGTCCTCCAGGCTCAGTATCTCCCTTGCACATGACTCCATCTCCGCGGCTGTGCCGTAGAACCCGCCGCGCACGCTGTGGATCATCAGCCTGGCGTGGCGGCTCATCTCCACATGTCTGCCGCAGAGGGCAATGGCACTGGCCATGCTTGCGGCAATGCCGTCGATATATAGATGTATGTCCGCCTTGCTCTGGGTGATGGCGTTGAAGATGGCTATTCCGGAGTACACGTCGCCCCCGATGCTGTTGATGCGGATGTCCACACGCCCGTACTCGCGGACGGCATCGGCGAGGTCCAGCACCACGTCGGCACTGTTCACGGGGCCGCTCTCACCGATCTCACCGTAAAGATAGATGGTGCACCTGCCTTCTCCCGGCACAAGTCTGTTGAAGAACTTCGTTGTCATTTCGCTGAATTTTTGGTGCAAAGAAAAGACTTTTTCCCGTACCCTGCAAATCGGGATTTTATGATGGCAACTTAAGGCTTCATGGTGACGTCGTAACGCGTCATCATGCGGCGGCGGTTTGCACAATTCAACGTTTATTGCCAACTTTGCACCCGAAAAAGCATTTCGTATGGCTGCGATTTTACATCGCAGCCTAAAGGAAGGAATATATGGCAGAATTGACAACGAAGCAGAAGAGATCCTGGGCCCAGACCCTCTACTTGAAGGAGAATCTGACCCAGCAGGAGATTGCCGACCGCGTAGGTGTTTCCCGTGTGACCATGAGCAAATGGGTGCGTGACGGCAAGTGGGAGGAGCACAAGGCCGGCCTGACCATCACTCGTGAGCAGCAGATTGCCAACCTCTACCGGCAGGTGGCGGAGATCAACCGCACCATCGAGTCCCGTCCAGACGGCGAGCGCTTCGCCACGCCCGCCGAGGCGGACACGCTGGTGAAACTGTCGTCGGCCATCAGGAAGATGGAGACCGACGCGGGCATCGCCGACACCATCAGCGTGCTCACGCAGTTCATCAACTTCGTCCGCCCGGCAGACCTCGAGAAGGCAAAGGACATCACCCGCCTGGCAGACGCATTCATCAGGAGCAGACTATGAGACAGCAGGACCGTGACGCCATCCGCAACTGGGATGAGTACAAGGAGAACATATACAGGTCCACCCCCGTTGACCTCTCAATGTCACAGGCTGAGATAGAGAGGCAGCGCGCCTACCTGGAGGCACATCCCATAGAGTGGATCAAGTTCTTCTTCCCGGGCTATGCGAAATACGAGTTTGCCCCCTTCCAAATACAGGCCATCATGCGCATACTCGCCCATGACGAGTGGTACGAGGTGCTCTCGTGGTCACGCGAACTGGCCAAATCGACGACGGTCATGTTCATCGTGTCCAACCTGGTACTCACAGGGCGCAAGAAGAACGTCATCATGACATCCAACAGCCTCGACAACGCCAGGCGCCTCCTTGACCCCTACCGCGCCAACTTCGAGGCCAACCAGCGCATCGAGCAGTTCTACGGGAGGCAGCAGACGCTGGGCAGTTGGACCGACTCGGAGTTCGTGCTGAAGTGCGGGGCCTCCTTCCGCGCCATCGGAGCCGGACAGTCCCCCCGTGGCACCAGGAACGAGGCCGCGCGCCCCGACTGTCTGCTGGTCGATGACTTCGACACCGACGAGGAGTGCCTGAACCCGGACACCATCAACAAGAAGTGGGACTGGTGGGAGCGGTCGCTTTACCCGACGCGCTCCGTGTCAGAGCCGCTGCTGGTCATCTTCTGCGGCAACCTCATCGCGAAGGACTGCTGCGTCATGAGGGCCGGGGCGGCAGCCGACCACTGGGACATCATCAACATCCGCGACAGGGACGGACACTCGACGTGGCCGGAGAAGAACACGGAGGAGCACATCGACCGGGCGCTGTCGAAGATATCCACCAAGGCGGCCCAGGGCGAGTACTTCAACAACCCGATATCCGAGGGCGAGGTGTTCAAGACCGTCACCTATGGGAAGGTGCCGCCGTTAAGGAGTTTCAGGTTCCTGGTCATCTACGGCGACCCGTCACAGTCGGAGAAGCGCAACAAGCAGAACTCCACGAAGTCGGTGATCCTGATGGGCAAGAAGAACGGCAGACTCTACGTGATCAAGGCCAAACTCGACCGCTGCACCAGCGCGGAGTTCATACAGTGGTACTTCGACCTGGTCCTGTACGTGGGCGGGCGCACGAACCTATATTGCTATATGGAGAACAACTCGCTGCAGGATCCGTTCTTCCAGCAGGTGTTCCAGCCCAAGGTCAGGGAGATGCGCAGGAAGACGGGAATCGACGTTTACATCCGGGGTGACGAGGAGAAGAAGACCGACAAGGCCACCCGCATCGAGGCCAACCTCGAACCGATGAACCGCGCAGGCGACCTCATCCTAAACGAGGCCGAGAAGGACAGCCC